AGAGGATTGTAAAAGACACGGCCCAGAAGTTGGGTAAGACCCCGGAACGGGTTTTAGATGATTGGATAAAAGGGAAGATACCCCTGGCCTCTGTACTGCCTATGGGAGCCACTCAACTCGGCACAGATCTTGCCGATGACATCTTTGGAGAAAAGTTAATTGGCTGAATACGAAAAGAAACGGAGATTCTCCGGCGAAAAGCTAACGGAAGACGATCTCGTAGCAAGGATTCGAGAAGAATTAACTGATTCTCTTGGGTATGGTGGAGACATGCTCTCTATTCAAAGAGAGAAGGCCATGAACTACTACTATGGTCTCCCCTTTGGTAACGAAGTCGAGGGAAGAAGTCAGTTTGTAGACTCCACTGTGGCCGATACTATCGAGTGGATCAAACCCTCGTTAATGAGGGTGTTTGCGTCCGGTGATGAGATGGTCAAGTTCAACCCCCAAACACCTGAAGACTATGAGATGGCTGAACAGGCCACCGATTATGTCAATTATGTCTTTGGCAGGTTAAATCCTGGCTGGGAAATTTTATATTCCTGGTTTACTGATGCACTTTTATCAAAGAACGGCATTGTAAAGGTCTGGTGGGATGAATCAGAGGAGTGGAACCGGGAAGAATACATAGGGCTCTCTGATGTTGAACTGGAAGCTCTCGTAGTTAAAGAAGAGGTCGAGGTCATAGAGCACACGGCTTACGATGACCAAGACGCCCCCTACCACGACGTAGTTATCACCAGAAGAAATAAGGCAGGGCAAGTTCGGATAGAAAACGTCCCACCGGATGAGTTTCTAATCTCCAGAGAATCGAAAACCATACAGGATGCAAGGTTTGTCTGTCACAGGGTAAGAAAAACCCTTTCCCAGTTAAGGGAAATGGGCTACGACGTAGACCATGATGACCTCTCACAAGGCTCAGAGGATTACCCACTCTTCAGTGAAGAGATGAGAGCAAGGTATGAGTTTGATGATTCCTTTACCTTTGGCATGGATGGTGCCCTGATGGCAGGGGATGGAACACAACGTGAATACTGGTTGTATGAGTCTTTCCTAAGAACTGACTACGATGGTGACGGCATCGCTGAATTAAGAAAGGTCTGCACCGTTGGAAGCACCGTCCTAGCCAATGAAGAAATAGACCGTACCCCCTTTGTTTCACTGACCCCCATAAAAATACCCCACAAGTTCTTTGGGTTGTCCGTTGCTGACTTAGTAGAAGATCTGCAACTCATAAAATCTACGTTGCTGCGAAATTTAATGGACAACATGTACAACCAGAACTTCGGTAGATATGCGGTTTTAGAGGGTCAAGCAAATCTTGATGACCTCTTAACACAGAGACCGGGTGGTGTGGTCCGGGTTAAAAGCCCGAACGCAATCATGCCCCTGTCTACACCCCCACTTGAACCCTACTCGTTCCAGATGCTGGAGTACATCGACTCCATACGTGAATCAAGAGCTGGTGTGACTCGTTACTCATCAGGATTAAACGACAACGCTCTTCAATCCCACACCACTGCAACCGCAGTGAACCAAGTGATGACTGCTGCCCAGTCAAGGGTAGAACTCATCGCACGTAACTTCGCAGAGACTGGCGTAAAGGATCTAATGAGGGTCATCTACGAACTGTTACAAAAAAACCACGACTACAAAACTGTTGTTCTGTTAAGGGATAAGTGGGTAGAAGTACGACCAGACGCCTGGAGAGACAAGGCAGACTGCACAGTGTCTGTGGCTTTAGGTCATGGCAACAGAGACCAGCAGGCCATGCACCTCTCACAAATGATTCAGTTCGCATCCCAAGCCATGGCTGGGGGACTCTCCATCGTTACAGAGAGAAACCTCTACAACATGGGTGCAGCTCTAGTAAAGAACATGGGCTTTATGAACGTGGACGACTTCCTCACTGAACCACCTCCACAGGAAGGCCCGAGCGTCAAGGAGCAAATGGCTCAGGCAGAGATGCAGATCAAACAACAGGAGCTTGAGATCAAGGCTGCTGATGTGGAAGTAAAGAAACAGAAGGTTCAACTGGAGTCCCAGAAAGCTGCAGTACAGGCACAGCTAGACGTTGCTGAGTTAGAGATGGAACAGCAGCAACAGAGAGCTGTCGCTATTGGCAATACATAATGCCTAAAAAACTTGAGGACTGTGTTCGCAAGGTAAAAGCGAAAAACAAGAATTCCAAGAAGAAGGCAAACGCCTGGGCAATTTGTGTAAAGAGCACTGGACTAAAACCACACAAAAGGAAACGATGAAACTAAACGGAACAAGAGAGGCGGACGCAAAACGCCTACTCACAGACAACCTGTTCATAGAGGCTTTTCAAACTCTAAGAACAGATCTGACTGGACGCTGGAATACTTCAGCCGTCCAAGACGTAGAGGCCAGAGAATCAATCTGGCTGGCACTGAGACTGCTTGACAGGATTGAACTCCATTTAGCGTCTATTGTTGAAACAGGCGAAATGGAAAAGATCTTGGAGAAGCAACACCCATACATTTAAGGAGAACCCGTGGATACGCGACCAGCCCCACTAGAAGAAACCGAAGGTACAGTTCGGGAAGCGGAAAATGCGCTCATAGGACTACTGAATCCTGAAAAGGAAGAATCAGAATCCGAAGAAGCCAAACCTACCGAGGAAGAAGAGTCTACAGAGGAAACTACAGACGAAGATCCAGAGGGGGAATCTGAGGAAGAAGAATCCGAAGAGGGGGAAGAACCCGAAGAAGACGAAGAGGATGTTCTATACGCTGTCAAAGTTGATGGCGAAGAAATAGAAATACCACTAGACGAGCTTATGAAGGGATATTCCCGTCAGAGTAGCTATACTCGAAAATCACAAAAACTTGCAGAACAACAAAAAGAGTTCGAGACCGCTAAACAAAACATGGTCTCTGAATACACTCAGATTCAGCAAGAAAGAACGCAGTATGTTCAAGCACTTCAAAGCCTAGCGGAAACACAAATGGGTGCTCTCGGACAGTGGTCCAACATAGATTGGGAAACCATGAAGAGAGATGATCCAATTGAGTTTTCTGTCAAAAGGGAAGAGTACAGAGAAGCCCAGGATAATTTCAGAAGGGTTCAAGAAGAGCAGGCACGTGTACAGCAGCTTGCTTCTGATGATTACCAGAAGCAACACCAGGAACTCGTCCAGAAGGAATATCAGTCATTAGTCAATGAACTGCCCGAATGGGGAGAACCTGAAAAGCAAAAAAAGTTAGCTGCGAACTTAAAGACCTATGCTACTAACCAGGGATTTTCTGGAGAAGAAGTAGACGCTCTTGTAGACCACCGTGTGATGTTGATGCTTCGTAAGGCTTGGCTTTACGACCAACTTCAAACAACAGACGTCAAGGGTAAGAAGTTAAAAAACAAACCCCGTGTGGTTCGTACTGGAACCGGCAGAGACAAAGGTAGAGAAACAAAGCAAAAGCATTCTACAAAAATGGACAAGCTCCGAAAAACAGGTCATGTCGATGATGCCATGGCTGTGTTAGAGGGGCTAGTGACAAACCTCTAAAGGGAGATATAAAAATGGCAATTGCCACAAACACATCACTGACCTATTCCTCATCGAAGATTCGTGAGGAGGTGTCTGATGTGATATACAACATCGCCCCAATGGACACACCCTTTCTTAGTGGCTGTAGCAAAACCAGTGTTGATAATGTCTACTTTCAATGGCAGACAGATACAATTGGTTCTGGTGGAGCTAATCGGAAAATTGAAGGCGATGATAACATCGCCGCCAATGCCAGGGTTAGTCCGACGTTGTTGGGAAATCGCACACAGATAAGTCAGTACGTCAATCAAACGTCAGGCACCGATCAGGTCATGGATTACGCAGGTCATGGCCGAAACCAAGCCTACCAAATCGCTAAAAACGGAAAGCGCATGAAGAGGGACATGGAATTCATGTTGACCAACAATGTTGCTCAAGTAGCAGGCGATGCAACCACAGCAAGAGTTAGTGCTGGTATCCCGGCTTGGTTAAGTTCTAACTTTACTGATGGTGGAACCGGAGGCGGTTCTGCTGGTAGTGCAGGCACAACCCCAATGACGAATTCCAGCGGTAGAGCAGCTATCACGGAAGCTAACATCAAAGTCGTTATCAAGCAGTGCTACGACTCTGGGGGAAGCCCAGATCTGATCCTGTGTCCGTCTAATGTTAAGCAGGCTATCTCAGGCCTTTCATCTAACGCTGGTCCTGGTTATCCGTTACGGGTTGCTGCTTCTACATCCGGTCAATCGACCGCTGTAAATGCAGTGGACGTATACGTCAGCGATTTTGGAACTTTCAGAATCGTGCCAGATCGAAACCTTGCTACGGATGGTCCGGGAAGTAATGCCGGTAATGTTTTCTTCTTGGATATGGATTATTGGAGTGTTGCATGGCTCCGTCCTTTCCAGACTATTGATTTAGCAAAAACGGGAGACTCTATCAAACAGCTCCTGTTGGCTGAATTTGGTCTGATATCAAAGAACGAAAAATCAAGCGGTATCCTTGCATCTGTTCAGGCGTAATTAAGAGAAGGGGGTGGGGCAACTTGCCCCCAACTTAACATGAAAGAATTAGAAAAAATAGCACTAAAAATGAACGCCGAGAAGAAGAAGGCACAAGCAAAGAAGCCTAAAACCGGACCACAAAACACAAAAGAATGGTTGGAAGAGGGTGTAAAGGAAGGTAGAGGTTCTGGGTTTGGGAGAAAGATATATGACATCTGAAACACTTGTTCTCGACAAGGACAACGTCCGTAGAACCGATATGCACTTTGATGAGGTAGATGACACCATTACCTTTAACACTGTGCAGGATGTTGGCCCGATGTTGGAAGAAAACAAAAATAAGATGAATGCGTATGGTGACAAACTCTCCCTCGGGAAGAGGGGGGAATGGCATCACACCGCTTCCATCCCAATTACGATCTGGGAAAAGTGGATGAATGATACCAACGGGGCCATAGAAAAGGATGCAACACTACTGGCAGCTTACTTGAACAACCCAGACTATAAGTATTTCAAAGTAGCCCCAACTAACCTATAAGGTAAAAGATATGATTGATGTTAGTAATGTTTTCAAACCAGGGGTAACACACACTTTGTCTGCCACCACCAGCAGTGGTGCGACCAGAACTTCTGCGTTTAGCGACCAAGTTACTGTTGTGATGCTCACAGCTACTGATGACTGCTTTATAGCATTTGACATTGGTGGTGGACCAACCGCTACCACATCTTCAGTATTCATAACTCAAGACACACCCTACCTATTTGGGGTCAGTTCTGGGTCTATGTGCGCTGCCATAACATCTGGTGGCACTTCCACAGTCTACGTTACTGAATTAAGTCGGTAAGTGCGTAATGTCGCTGTAGTGGGGTTAGCCCCCTCTACACATGACGACGCACCCTACAATGACCCTAACTGGGAAGTGTGGGGACTCCCCTGGGACGAAGAGGGTTGGCCCTACTTTAATCGCTTGCTCGATATACACCCCTTGGAGTGCATAAGGGAAGCAACTCCATCATTTTACCGGAGAGGATACGAAGGCAGACTCAGGGAACTAGATGCTCCTTTGTATATGCAGGAGGCCTACCCTGACATCCCCAACGCTATTCGATACCCACTAGAGGAAGTTTCCTCAGAAGTGGGGGACTACTACAGCTCTTCCATTGCTTACCTTTTAGGGATGGCCATAGTAGAGAAGGTAGACAGGATAGGAATATGGGGGGTTGACATGGATTCTGAAGGTGCCCCTGGCCATGCAAATGAATACCGGGATGAACGCCCTAATTGTGAATACTTGATTGGCTTTGCACGGGCTAAAGGTATAGATATCTACTTACCCGATGCTTGCCCACTCTTAAAATTTAATGGTGAATTCCCATTAGGGAAAGTTACCCCAAAATACGGACACCGTTATGGATATTTGGAAAAAAACTAGATGGCTATAGGAACTTACACAGAACTCAAAACCGCTGTAGCGAACTGGATCAACAGGGATGACCTGACAGACCGAATCCCAGAGTTTATAGCATTAGCGGAGGCACGGTTCAACCGTATGCTCCGGGTGAGTGCTATGGAGGGTCTTTACACTGCAGACACCGTTAAGTCTCAGAGGAACTACAACTTACCCCCACGATACCTACAGATGAGATCCCTGCGCTTAAACAGGGACCCACTGGTTGTACTCACATACCTAACTCCAGAAATGATGGATAGAGTCTGGGCTGGGAGTGCGGTAGGAATTCCTAACGCTTATACCATTAAGGCCAATGATATATTTTTAGGACCTGCTCCTTCTGCTGTATACGAAATGGAGATGGATTATTTTAGGAAGTTCGATGCTTTGTCCGCTTCCACCGCAACCAACTGGGTGATGATAAATGCCCCAGATGTTTATCTTTATGGCAGTCTTCTTGAGGCTGAACCTTTCATAATGAATGACCAGAGAACCGCTTTGTGGTCTGCTGCATTTTACAAAGCAATAGAAGACATACAACTTCAGAATGATAAAGACAGACACTCTGGTTCTGAAATGAGAGTAATGAATACTAGCGGATATCCATAATGGCTGCACCAATTCCATGGAGTAGTGCTACAACCCCTATAGACTGGGATGTCATAGCAATAAATTGGAATACCGCTGCTAAGGCTAACACGGGTACTTATGGAGCACTTACCGATCAAGCTGTTGCTGGTGAGGGGGCACTATCCCCTGAAGTTACATTTGGAGCTTTAGCGGACCAAACAAACACCGGCCTGTTAACAATACCGACCAGTGTATCACTTAGTTCCCTTGGAGGGATTGCTTCTACGGGCGGTATGAGTTTTTCTGGGATTGTTTCTATGGGGGCACTTGCAGGCCAAGCTATGAGCATGGGGTTATCCATCGCAGAGACTGCTTCGTTAGGAGTGCTCGGTGATTATGTTAACGGCGTTAATCATGCAGAAGATGTAAGTATGGGTGCGCTTGGTGACTGGTCTTCTACTAACGCATTTCTATGGAATGAGAAGTCGGACATAACAACAACCTGGACAAAAGTACCTTAAAAAGGAGTAGCATAAATTGGATTTTCAACCAACTTTAGAGGCCCACGGAGGCTTACACATGAATGAGACAAAAGATGTAGATCTTAGCCTCGAAAATTATTGGGAAGTGGTTTGCCATGACTCAAACGGGGTCGAGAAGTGGATAGAGAAAAATAAGAACTTGGTCACTACGGCAGGCGCCAATCACATACTGGATGGAACCTTCAAAAGTGGAACCCAGATTACAGCCTGGTACGTTGGTTTGACTAACACAGGAGCCACCCCTGCCATTGCGGATACCATGAGTTCCCACTCTGGTTGGACTGAGCTGGTACACACCACAAAATACTCAGAGACTGTAAGGCAGACCCTGACGTTAGGCTCTATCTCTGGAACAACCACAAGTACCTGTGATAACAGCTCAAGCAAGGCAACCTTTTCTATGAACGCCACAAGCACAGTAGCAGGTGCGTTTGTTGTCAGTAATAACGCCACCTCTTCTGCGACCGCAGGCACCCTATACGGTGTTGTGAACTTTGGTTCAGAGAGAGGAGTTATCAGTGGGGACACACTGACAGTTACGGTTACGCTTACTGCCAAAACAGCGTAGTAGGAGGGTCTAATGACTACTGAAAACGCTAGTTATATAAGCGAACTGAATGCTGCATACCCAGCCGACGGTGATGCCGTCGGTGAGGGTGGTGGTACCACTACAGGAACCGGGTCTACTCGGGGCCACTTGAATATGATTAAGTATGCTTTGAAGACCCAGTTCAGTGGGTTATCAGGGACTACGGCTGTTACTTCCTCTGAAGCAGAGCTAAACCTGCTAGACGGTGTAACCGCCCTTGTGGCTCTGGCTTCTGACCAATCCTGGTCTGGTTCCCAAAGAGGAACCCCACAAACTATTACCGAAGGTACTTTAATAGATTTGGATACAGGAAACAACTTCCTGTGGACTCCTTCGGGGGCAGATGAACTATCCTTCGCTAACGAAACTACTGGACAATCAGGATTCATTAAACTGATAAATCCCTCTGCTTATGTTATTACCAAAGGCTCGGAGGTAAAAGCCTCTGCTACATTCCTTGCGGATGTTACAGTTGCAGGAACCTATCTGGTTACTTACTTTTGTGATGGAACTGACGTCTACGTTTCCGCTTCTGCTGCGCTTTCCTAATGACGCTACTCCAGTCAGGTCTTGCTAAATCGGCTGCTGCTGACGCCTACACCGTCGATCAATCTCTGCGCCTCAATGCTGCAGATACTCCATATTTAATTCGTACTCCCGGTACGGGTAATAGAAAAACGTGGAGTGTAAGTTTTTGGGCAAAATTAACTAAAGCAGATACCTCTAGTTACGGAGTAATATGGTCTGCTTGTGCGACATCCGCAAGCTTGCCGGGAGATGTAATTATTGTCGCAACTGGTAATGCTAACTGGAGATTTTGGATTGACGGCTCTTCGGAGGGCGATAGAGATCTTCAAGCAGTAGCAAGAGATCCATCATCGTGGTATCACGTAGTTTGTTTTTTTGATTCCCCAAACCAAACAATGGGGATGTATATCAATGGTGAATTGCAAACCGCTATGAGGGCTACAGGCAATCCAACATTAAATTACGACTCAGATACATTTGATGGTTCTACTCCTATAAGGATAGGAGAACCAGCATCTACGCGAGCAGGAGATGATTGTCTTGATTGTTACGTTGCTGAGTTTCATATGGTTGATGGTCAGGCTCTTACTGCATCCGATTTTGGAGAAACCTCTGCCACAACTAACCAGTGGGTTCCCAAGGAATACGAAGGTACTTATGGTGACGAAGGGTTTTACCTTAAATTTGCTTCAACAGAACTAGCGGATAGTTTTACGGATAGTTCTGACGCAACCGCATTTACCCCAACGGAAGATTTAACTTGTCAGGTTCTTGTAGTTGGTGGTGGAGGAGGTTCAGCTACTAAAGGCAGTGCCTGTGGCGGCGGTGGAGCAGGTGGGCTTGTCTATGTTTCCAGTTATGCCGTAACAGAAGATACAGATTATGCGATAACTGTAGGTGCAGGAGCAGCATCAGCTGTAGGCACCGCAACTGCCGCTACTGATGGGGCTGATTCCGTATTTGATGTTTCTGACACTACGCAAATATTAACGGCAAGTGGCGGTGGTGGTGGGTCTTCAAATGGTTCTGATGCAAATGATGGCGGATCAGGTGGTGGAGGATCAAATGACAACCTTGGCTATGGAGCTTATGGTTCTAGCGATCAAGTAACAACCTTTGGATCATATAGTGGCGTTGGTTTTGGATTTAGAGGTGGCGCAGGAACATCTACATACTCAATGACAGCAGCCGGTGGCGGAGGCGCTGGAGCCATTGGCTCGGCTCCGGCAAGCACAACTGTCGGAGGGGCTGGCGGTGTTGGTAAAGATTATTCCTCTGTTTTTGGAACAGGTGTAGGTGCTTCAGGCTGGTTTGCCGGAGGAGGTGGTGGTGCCGGAAATACAGCCGGAGGAGGAGCTGGTGGAACAGGTGGCGGTGGAGCAGGGGGAACATACCCAGCCGTAGGTACCGCTGGATCAACAAATACAGGTGGCGGTGCTGGTGGTTCATCAGCAGACGCTAATCCATCTGCTGCCGGTGGATCTGGTGTCGTTATTGTTCGCTACGCTGGTTCCGTTACTAAAGCCACAGGCGGAACAATCTCAACTATAACTGTTGATGGAAGTGATTATAAGATTCATGTTTTTACGTCCTCTCGTTCCCCACACACAATCACCGCAAACGGAGATACAGTCAATACAAGAGCTGTAAGAAAGGTTGGTGACAGTTCTATTTATTTTGACGGAACTGGGGATTATTTATCTATTCCACAGTCTGATGAATTTGCAGTTGGCTCTGGGGACTTTACAATTGAGGCATGGATAAGGCCAGATTTAAGCGATTCATCCCGTAAAGCTCTTTATACAACAACAGATAATACGCAGTCGCCCCCAAGAGCTGGACTCCGGTTTATTATAACAACTACTGGTATAGTTGAATTTTATGGCTCAACTGTTGATTCATCAACCGATACTATTAATTTTAATTCCACAGCTGGGGATGTAGTTACAGACGTATGGCAGCATATTGCCGCCGTTAGGGATGGAAGCACCTTTCGTTGTTATGTCGATGGCGTTCAAGTCGGAACGTACTCAATAACAAATACTTCTTATTCAATTCCAGCCCCAGGTGCATGGTGGCTTGGAAGGTCTGAAGACTACTATTCAACACAGTACATAGACGAGTATCGTTTCAGCACAACTTGCCGCTATCCAGACGGAACAACTTTTACTCCGTCAACCACAGAATTCACCGCAGACGCAGACACCAAACTCTTAATCCACTCTAATTGGACTGGTGGGTTAGGTGCAGACAGTTCCGGAAACTACAACGAGTTCACCGTAAACAATCTAGTGGCTACGGATCAGGTGAAGGACAGCCCAACTAATAACTTCTGTACGATGAGTCCCTTGATCGTTAATGCCGCCTACACCTATAGCGAAGGTAATTTAAAAGTTGTAGGAGGCACTGTGCAGGGTTCTATGTACGGAACTATGGGTGCTACATCCGGAAAGTGGTACTGGGAATCTTTTTTGGAAGCTAGTGATAATGGAGTTCTAGGATTCACCACCTTCGAAGACATAATGAAAAATAATCCTTACTATCCGGGTTATTACACACCGGGTTACGCAAAGCAGGATACGAATTATTATTACAACGAAACAAGTTCTACGGGTGAGCCTGATATAGACGAAGGTGACATTATGAATGTTGCCGTAGATGTGGATAGTGGAAAATGCTGGTTCGGTATAAATGGCGTCTGGGATACAGGTGACCCGGCTACCGGAGCAACCCCTACATTTACAAATGCCAATATAACATCCTGTATAGCATCCGGAAGACCAAGATCGGCAACGGTAGTTTGGAACTTTGGTCAAGACAGTTCATTCGCTGGAGCAAAAACCGCACAAGGAAACCAAGACGAAAACGAGATCGGAGATTTTTACTACACACCACCGTCAGGTTTTCTAGCAATGTGTTCGAGTAATCTCCCTGACCCCTCTATCAAAAAACCCGGTGTTAATTTTAATACCATTCTCTACGATGATGGTGCTGGTGCAAAAACAGGTGTGGGCTTCCAGCCTGATCTTGTCTGGGTAAAATCAAGAGGTAGCACTTACGAACATGAATGGACAGATGCAGTTCGTGGAGTGACTGAAGCATTGTCATCTGATTCTACAAATGCTGAAACTACAGATTCCACTGGACTTACTGCATTTGGCACAGATGGCTTTACCGTAGGTGCGGATACTAATTACAGTGATACCACTGGTTCCGGTATGGTTGCATGGTCTTGGAAAGCCGGTACTACATTTGATCCAGCAACTGCTGGAAGCGTTGTAACTGGGTCTGGCAGTTCAAATGCTACAGCAGGATTTAGCACTGTAGGTTATGAGGGTACTGGCTCTGCTATGACTATAGGTCATGGATTAAGTCAAGCGCCCGATTTAATTATTGTTAAAAACAGGGATGCTGCTGATGCTTGGCAGGTTTACTGTTCGTCAAATACGGCTGCACCAGAAACAGATTATCTTGTGTTAAATACCGATGCTGCCACAGTCGATAATGTTGACAGATGGAACGACGCAGCTCCAACCCCTTCAGTATTTACTGTTGGGGATGGTGTAGAGGTTAACACGGATGATGAGAATTACATAGCCTATTGTTTCCATTCCATAGAAGGATACAGCAAGGTTGGTTCTTACGAAGGAAACGGAAATGCGGATGGATCTTTCGTATACACTGGATTCAGACCAGCATTCGTCATTACCAAATCTATAGATAGCACAAGT